CTATAACCTTAATCGGTACGTCTTTAGTAAATTCGGGTTTAGTTATTCGTGGTATGAATAACACCTCCGTTCAAATAGTAAAAAAATAGATGCTTCTATCTGCGTGTAAATAGTCAACGATTGTATATGTGCAGCGTTCTTTAATAATGTTACTACTAATAGTAGCGTTACAACCGATATAAAGAAAAAAAATAGTAGATTACGCCAGCCTTTAATACCGTCTCGTTGGAGTATTAAAGAGTATATGTAATACTACATCTTCGGTAACTACCTTATTGTCTAAATACCAGCGTTCCCCATTATTCCAAATACGCTCTTTAATCATTTTTTACACCCCTACCCACATACACGATAACAACATATAAAAATATAGCGATTTGAGTATTAAGCACGTTCGTACGTTGCACTGCATGTAACAAACCTATTATAACGCACCGACGAGTTAACGACGTAGTGCTATGCCCCTGGTGTATTACCCGCGTTACTCTGCCGCAGATAGAAAAGATAGATAATTACGAGTTATCGGCTTGGAATAATAAAAAAAGTAGCGATTAAATAGGTAGCTAGTAGTTGGGCTATTACTTGTTATCCACCTTCTTTTTCAATAGTAGTAACTCTTGTTATCCCCCGCTTTTTCGCCCAATATGGGATAGTCGTATGACTTATAGTTAGGTTATATTTTTCTTCTATCTGTGCTGCTATATCGCGTATTGACACTTTTTTAGTATATAAATCAAGAGCGAACTCTATTATTTCCGGGTTAAATTTTTTCGGCCCTTGCATAGTGCTATCTTTTTTATATTTATACGAACAAGTAAAAGGTATATCCAACTCCACCGCCATCGCTTTAAGCAATTCGCACGCGATCTTAAATGATGTTTCGTCTCTAATTTGGATAGGAGTTTCGCAATATTCTGGATATAAAATATTCCCTATTGAGTTGGTCATTTTTCACCTTCTTTTAGTCCACCATTTACGGGCTTCGATAAGGTCGGGTTCATTATACCAAGAATACTTAGTAAGTCTATATCCTTTCGGGGTTTTTATAAAGTACGCCTTCCCCTTTTGTTCCACTTCATCATAGGCCTCATTAAATTCCTCGTTTGGTAGCGCATTGAATATTATATCTATTTCTTCACTATTGGCGACGTGAGTCATTTATTACACCCCACCTATACACGATTCAATAAGTAATAAACATTTCGATTTAATCAGAAATGGAATAATCCAGATACATCGTAAAGCTTAGTCCTTTTATCCTTTGCAGCCCGTGGATAACTCCTAAGCTCATCCAGTTTATACCCTTTAAAACCGGAATTAAAGCGCGTGGCGACGTCCGTCCAAGGTATAAGACTAAATTGGTTACCTTTTCGTTGCCTTTGTTCGACTGCGAGATAACCAACGCGGCCGGTTTTATTCAAGTACCAACTAATCGTCTCAACCTGGTGCGTATGGTTGAGGCCCTGTTCGGTATGAAACTGGCTAGAGAAATATAAGTATTTAGTTGACGTCGATTTACACTCAATAGCTAGATAACCAACGGACGGGGAGTCGATAACGATGTCCACAAATTGTTTACGGTATTTGGTTTGGGGGCGGCGCTCAGTAAAGGCGGAAATATTATTAGTGGAGAAGTAGTTAGTTAAAGAGCGGACGAGTAGGGATTCGAAGTTATTTTTCATTTAGCGTTTGCGCGGTTTATGTTTTTTAACAGTTACACCCCTATCGTCTGTAAAACGCACCCCCGCTACGCGTAACTGGTCTTCTGTTAATTTTTTAGGTTTTTTACCCGTCATACCATTTTCACCACCAAACGTAATATATCTAATTCGCTAGTATGTCCATATAGATCGCTAGTAGTTATAGTCTCATAACCCCTACTTACTACTTGTACATTGGCGCCATTGTTTATAAGGACTTCTTGTAAACTACCATACCCCTCTGCCGCTAGTTTTTCTATTGGGGCCCCGTTAGCGCCCTGTATTTCATATAGTACTAAACTTTGATCCCGGGTCGCCATCATTTGCGCCATACCTGTAGCGGTTTTTTCACTTATGGATGTCGAAGTAAACCCCGAAAAGTTAAGTTCGTCCCCAACCGCAGCCCTAAGTATTGCCTCTCGATTGGTACCTATTCCGCGATAAACTATACCTTTAAATTGCGGGGCGTTTTGTATTATCTCATGTAACCGGTTCACATCATTTTTTAGTAAGGCGATATTCTCGGCACTCATATCACTCATATCGAGACTACCGTACAGGTATGAGTTCAGTGTATTATATGCTGACTGGGTATAATCTGCTACAAGCTGCTTATCATACTCTGATACCGATCCCCCATATTTTTCAAACGCGCTTATAGCATCGTTATAATCGGTAAATACCTCGCCACCTTCCGCCGCTGCTTCCGCTACCGGCTCACTCGGTATCGCATACCCAATAGTACACCGACAGTTAACCGCCTCGCCGGGCATCGTAGTCCCGTCGGCGCAATCAAACTCCTGATCATATGCGACAGTTACCCCGTCCATCTCGGCGTGTTCTTCTCTGGTCCGGTCATCGTTAGTAGCAACCCACATCAAGTCAAGCGTAGACCCCGCTTCTCGCGCCTGCGCTAACGAAGCCTGGTTACTTGCGTCTACTACCTCGCTACGGGCTATCATCGTAGCGCGATAACCCTCGAAGCCATCATACACGTCCGCTACCCGTTTAGCGATATCCGGTATACCCTCTTCCTGTTCGACTCCGGCAAAGATAGCGTGCTGTAGTTTATCCTTAGTCGTAGCGCCAATATCATCTATCTTGTCGCCGCCTTTGGTATCTATATAATCGGCAACGTAAGTTAACCATGCGGTAGGCGCTTGTTTGGTTTGAATAAACTGATAGTTAAAAGTGTGTAGTAATAGGGGATTTATACTCTTTTGCGGTTTTAAGCGTCGCGCGCCACCCCACGTCTCTTCTGAATACTTCCACGCGTCCCCGCCGGCGAGTATCCAAATCTGTTTGAACGCTTTAGTCCATTCGGCTTTATCTACTTTACCTACGCGGGGTAATGCGTTAATCATCACCTTGCGCTCGCGCGCGAATACCGCGCGTATAATACGCTCCGCTGCCCCGAAGTTACTATCTCGACGTTTGAACGTGGCGCGGCGGTAGCGTGCGCGTTGTTTAGGGTTGCGTAAATTGTACAATAGCTAAACCCTTAAAACAGTTATTACATATTGCGCAGTAAACCTCTGAGTCTAACATCTTAACCCCGCACCGAGCACAGCGCGGGCGACATTCGTGGAACATGTCCCCGGGATTCTCTAGCCTTGTGTACATCATTTCTTAGCCATCTTCTTACGTAGTTCGCCAACCATTTGTAATACCTGAGTAGGTTCCGGTGGCGCGATCCCTAGAGGTGGTATTACCGGCGCCTCTACCTCACCCTGTAATGGCGCGTTTACATCAGTAGCCAATAACTGAGAAGGCTCAAGCCAAATATTGCAGTCCTCGCGATCTTCTAATCCTAGCATCTCGCGCGCCTCGCTAACTAATATAATCCTATTAGTCGCTAACTGCATAACCCACGCCGCCTTACTCTCTACGTCCTCTTGTAACGCGCTTACGTTCTCTTTATCAAACGTTAACTCGAGGTCAGCGCCGTATAAAGGACATAACCATTTATTAAACGAATCCTTTAGTTTATCGAGTAGTGGGAATACGGTTTCCGTAAATAACTGGCGCTTGGCGTGGTCTAAATTCTCATAGGTTGCGCCTTCGGGATGTAGTAGCACGTATGGAACGCCAAACGCCACGGTAATCTCGATAGCGCTTAACTCCATTACGCCCATCCAATCCATATCTTTAGGTGTATTACTTAACGGTTCTATTGAATTAGCTTCTACAACCGCCATTTTACCGGCGTTACTCGGCCCCCTATACTGATCGTCTATCGTCTCTTTAACCTGCGCTATCTGGTTTTCGGTAAACGGCACGTCGCCGGTAAGGAATACATGACTTAGTCCCGTAGTATTCTGTATCTTCGCATCATTCCATAGGCGCGCGTGGTTATTGAGGTCAATAGAGCGTGCTGCCGCGTGCGCGGGCGATACGCCCCCGAACTCGTTAGCCGGGTCGATAAGGTTAATGTGCAAGACCTCTTCGGGCTTGTATTTCTCGACTATATTCTTAGCCTCGTCTACGGTATACTCATAACCCTTAACGCTGCGGCGCGGGCCTGGTATAATCTTTACAAGGTCCGGACGTAGGATAGTAAGTTCGTTTAACGGTGCGGCACGATGTATAAACGCGTGACCCTCACCGATAAGCAAATCGAGCAGTATATTCTCTATAAAGTCGTGCTGCGTTTGATTCTGGCTCGAGGGGTTCGGGTGCGTCCACCTATCGTTCAGGGGCGTATGTTCTACGTCTTCCTGTTCTCCGCCTTCCGGGCCGGATACATTGCGCTTAACTAACCAATCTATATCACTCGCGGTATCTACTATCTTACGCGCGGAACGATACGCCCACACGTTACCCGCGTAGCCTTCGGCGGCGTAGTCCTTAAACCGCTTAGATACTTGGAGCGGTTGCCCCTCGATAATCGTTACGTTGTTACTGTAAGGCCAGTTATCCTGATTCGATAATGCTTGATCGCGCAATAGGTCTAGCGCGCTTTTAATGCGGGAGCGTAGAGTGCGTTTATTATTTCTAATAGTTTTAGTAGTAATCTGTTGTGCCATACTTTCTCGTGATACCAAGTCTCTAGTCAAATAGCAGAAGCCCACCAAGTCACAGTCGTCTTATATATATACAGGCTAAAAGTAAATATGTTACTTTTTTTATAACATTTCGGCTACACGTTTACGAGCGATATCAACATACTCTTGCTCTTTTTCTATACAGATATAATGACGATTAGATTTGCGACAGGCGACGGCGGTTGTACCTGAGCCACAAGTAGGATCTAAAACGGTGTCGCCTTCGTTGGTATATGTTTTAATTAAGTATTCAGGTAATGGCGTGTCCCATTTACAATCAGTGACTCCATACGGTAAATCGGCTAAGACCATATCTATTGAATTATCAGGTATCTGCGGCATTATCTCAAGGCAGTCGCCGCATATAATTGTATCTATATCCAACGTGCTTAATACTCAAATCGCTATATTTTTATATGTTGTTATCGTGTATGTGGTTGGGTGTAAAAATGACTAACTCTAAAATGATAAATTGGGTACATAATAAGGTATTTAATACACTACTATCTCTACTACCTAGACCCAACGGAAGCACGCACACTATATGGCAAACCAGCGCGGAGGCTGCACAGTACTGGAGGGATAAACAAGCAGCTATAGACGAAGGGCGGGCTTTAGTCGTTGGGTGTAGGTGTACAGAATCGGAAATGTAAACAGTATAACCTATTTTTTTTCTACTTTTTATTCTTTATCTTTAGCTGCGTAATATTCGTTAACGCAGCCGCGCACGATACCTAAACACTGTGCTAATAACGCGCGTTCGTTAACATCCGGCTGGATAAACTCGATATATGTATTACCATTATATTCGTAAGATACCCATGTTAAGTCTTGTTTATCCTTCGTACCTTTCCTTATCTTTATCATTTCTCGCCCACGTGCATAATTCCGGTGACGCTATTCTTATCTTTCTTATCTTTTTTAGTTGCGGGTTTCTCAGTAGCTACTACATCGTCAAGTGTTACGCCTTTAACTACTTCCTTAGGTGTAACCTTAACATCTTTAGTCTTAGTCTTAACGTCTTTCGGTTTTACTTCAACTTCTACCTCAGATACCTTACCGCCCTTTACATCATAGCAGCATACCATTTTAGAATTACCCTGCGTAATCTTATACCGCCCATCGGGAACCATAAAGAAGTAATGTTCTGAATTAGCAAACGCTGACTCGTATGCGTATGTGCGCTCTATCTCTTTACCGCTGCCTATCTCGAATATAGAGATAGGTGGTTGTATTACTCGTACTGTTAATCTCGTTAATTTATTGGCCATATTGTTTTTATTCTCCTTTTATCTTTAGATTAGATAGCGCCCTATACCAATACCCAACATCATCATAACCACACTCCATATAAGGAACGTGAGCGCTACCGACTTACTACTTGGTTCGTCGGCGCCACCGTCCGTTGGGTCCGGCGGTATTACATCTACCATATTCATTTTAATTTCTTTCTCGATTTCGTTATCCCATCGGCCCATTACAATACCTCACTTAATCGTTTATTTGCCATCTTTTTCTTCAACTACATAATAAGCATCTAAATTACTTACAAACCATTTAAATTCATATTCAATATAGGGGCCGCAACAGTGATTTAAAATCATTTTTCACCTTCTTTTATAGTAACTCCGCTACTCGCTTTCGGGCTATAGTCACATAATCTTCGTTTAAATCTATTCCTATGTAGTGCCTTCCTAGTTTACGCGCTACTAGCGCCGTCGTGCCGCTGCCTACGAATGGGTCTAATACAATACCGTCCGACGGGCACCCCGCCTTTATCATCGGCTCCACTAACTTTTCGGGGAATACTGCGAAGTGCGCACCTTTAAAGGGTTGTGGGTTTATGCGCCACGTTGTTCGCATATTTCGGCCTATCGGATAATTCATCTTTTCCGCTGGCTTCAGATATTCTTTAGTTACCGCATCATTGTAAGTATGATCTAAATTTAATAGCGATTTAATACGCGGCCAATCGTCAACGGTGGGATATGTCTCGCCGTTAAACCAATGGTGCGGTGCCTGACTGTCTAATTCGGCTTCTACTTGCTCTATTGTGTATCCTGCACGTTTACGAGCATCGTTTAAATAATTCCCCAGTACTTGAATATCTGGTAATTCACGATATGCAACATATCCCTCGCGCTCTTGTACTGTGTATGGTTTATCATTTAGTTTATTAACGCCTTTTTTAGCATCGTAGGGTATGCGCCATACTGTGCGTTTGTTGCGTCCGTTTGGGTTATAATTAGGTTTTCCGCCTTCTTTAGTATAGTTAAAATTATTTACTGACGGATTATCTAGTATTTTTTTATAACCCCTCCATTTAGATTCTCTATACGCGCCCTGTGCCTCGAACTGTTGCTCAAAATAATATTTCTTATTTTTACTGAACAGGAAAACGTAATCGAAGTCAACCGTAAACCTATCTTTAGCACTCGATGGCATACAGCTAGGTTTATGCCAGATAATTGTATTGCGTTGTATCCAACCATTATCTGTCATCGAGATAGCGAAGCGGTGGGGTATGTTGCATAGTGATTTAGTTGGTATTGAACCGTTACCGTTACTCGCGTAAGTATCCCCAATATTAACCCAACACGTCCCCGTCTTTTTAAGCACTCGATATACTTTATCGAATATAGTTTGTAGATTAATTATGTATTCGTTAAACGTTGGCTCTAATCCTAATTGCGATTCTATGCCGTAGTCCCTTAAAGACCAGTACGGGGGGGAACAGATACAGCAGTCTATCGACTCGCTGGGTAACGTGTTCAACACGGAGAGCGTGTTACCGTGTATTATCTGGTCCATCTGAAGCAAACTAAAACATCTCACGTATCCATTCGTTCAACGATTGCTCGCCGTCCTTATTCAGCCACTCCGTTAATACGTGAAATATAATACCGTCGTCGCTCTCGTCAGCGAACCACGGTTTGCGCTTCCGTACTTCTTGTATTAGTTGAAGCGTTGTATCTGCTAGTGTTAGTGTTTTACTTGTTGTAGTCATTTCTCACCTGAGCGCGGGTCTAGTATCTGTTTCGTATGACATATATCGCACCTTAACGTTACCAAGTCTATAGGTTGATTACAGCCACAGACGCGACAGTATCCTGCGCCTGTAAACTTTAGATCGGCACCCCTCATTTAAACAACATCTCCGGCGTGTATACCCACCCATGCCGTTTCGCGAATAATATCCTTTCGAGCTGTTCGACTCGTGTGCGTAGTTCGTGTATCTCTTTATCTTTATCTTCCGTTATCTTAATCGGCCTAGGCCTAAACGTATTATCTACTCTATCCATTACTTTACATTCACCCCATTCGTTAATTATCGCCTTCATATGCAAAATCATCACACTCATAACAATATGCTATTTTTGCGTCTAGATAACAGATACAATAACCAAATTTACAAGCGGGAAGTAACTCCTTAACTTTTAATTTCAGTTTGGTTCTATTGCAATATGTCATTTACTTACCACTCCGCCACTTATAGCAAGCCCTCAACGCCTTAAAAACCGCGAACGCCTCTTCTATCTCGAATCGTTTAGTTGTAGTATTGTAGCGATGCATATGTTTCTTTTCAGTAAACTTGTATGTGTCTCTATTAACGTGAACTATGTATGCCAATTCTGGCCACATATCGGGGTTATCTTTATTCATCTCTACCCACGCGTTAACATATGCAGCGAGTTGTAGGGTGGCCGTATCGTATACACTACTACCAGTTTTAAAGTCGGCTATAACAACCTGCTTGCGCCCTTCGTATTCCTGATATGCTATAAGGTCGCAGGTGCCTGCATACTCATGCGCGTGCGAACATAACCGGGCCTCTATATGTATAGGTTCTAACTTCGCTTCTAATATCCACTGTTGCGCGTTCTCGAAGAGCGTAGCATACTGAGGTGTAAAGGCGCTATGATCTTTATCTTTATCGAGCAACGCTTCCAGGGCGTCGTGTATGTTTGTACCCTGCGTTCCCCGCGCGTCTCTTACTGTATTAGGCTGGCGTAACGCAGCGTCTATCAGTAGGTCAATATCTATTTCGTGGCCCTTACTCAGTAGTTTATAATAATCATCTGATAGTTTAGCCTTAACGATGTTATCTTTCCATTTAGCGAGGCCATACCCTTTATCAAGAAGCCCTAGGACACTAGATACGCGGACGTATTGATGGCCGTTACAGTCATAGGTAGCGCCAGAATAGCCGCTCATTACACCCACCTAACCTGCTTACGTGGCGCCTTCGCTTGTAATATCGCTGTAGCCCCCGCTATCGCGTCTAACTGGTCATCGTGTGCGCCTTCGGGGAATATCTCTGCCTCATCGAAGAACGCGTTTATCCATTTACCTTCTACGAGTTTAACGTTGCCCGCCTCCGCATGACTCGATACGATACCAATCCTAGTCTCTTTAGGGCCACTTGGTTTATGCCCCCTAAAATTATACTCCGGTAATACCGTCCGCCTATAATAGTCCGTTACTTGTTTACCTGACGCCCCTGGTTCTTCCTCAATAATTACGGGCACGTTAGCGCCATCTAACTGCGCTGTCTGCTTTATAAGGCGTTCTACGTGCTGCGGCGTTTCACGCGTGCGCTGTATATCCAAAATATAATATGTGCCATCGTATATTCCCACCTTAACGCCCGCAGTCCAATCGGGGTCCGGGTTTGATAATGATTCGGGGGATGCGGCCAGATCCCAGTATCTTACAGCAAAGGCTGACGCTGGCGCTTCCTTAACGATATCAAACCACTGCCTTCTAAAGAATCCGCCACTCGCTATTGCGTCCCAGTTTCCTAATAATAATTGCTGACGTGTTATAGGGTCTAAGTTGTTTAACGTCGCGCTGTATTCATTATAATCTAAGTAATCGTTATCCCTCAACTTAGCCACGATAAACTTGCGGCCATGCGCGGGCCCCTCTACGATGAACCGTTGCTTGACCCACTGGTGCCCGCGCCCCCCTGGGTTACTACTAGCCCACATACGTAGCGGTATGTTATCGTCGGCGGGTTTACGGTTCCTACTCATTAACCACGTATACTGCGTTTCTTCGAACTGCGTAAGTTCGTCGACGCCAATGAAATGATAGTTAGCGCCCTGGTATTGGTCCCTATCCGCATCATTGCGGAAGTAGCCAAACTTTAACTGTGCACCACTTGGGAATGTTAGCATATTATCGACGTGATCCCACCTTACATTTTTACCCGTTAACCATTCTTTAGCGATATCTAGTAAAGCCCCGGGTTGCGCTAACATACCATACGTCCTACGAACGAGTAAAGCGTTATATGTCGGTTTTTCTACATACTGTAACGCCGCCATCATAAGCGCGTAACTCTTACCGCCACCGGCAGCACCACCGTAGAGTATCTCGCGTTCGCTACTCTTTAGGAGCGTCGCCTGTTTCGCTGTCGGCGTTATCGGTTTCGGCGTTGTCGGTATGTACGGATTCGTCAGTATCGTCGCGTAATAGATCGCTTCCGCTAATTCCTCGGCGCTTTCGTTCTGCGAAATATTCGTTAACTCGGGCATCTATAGTATCTACATCCTCTTTTATTTC